ATTAAAAAAGCATTTGTAGGTGCGATGAGAGATTTAGAAAAATCAATAGGTGGTTTGTCTAAAGCACAAAAGAAAAAAGTATTTGGTAATGGAACCAAATGGATGAATTTAGAGGTTATATATCCACAAACAGCAAATATTATTGACTATGATGTCGCAGAGATTGTATTCCACGGAACTACCGAATACGATAGAACAGGTAGAGCAAAGGGATACTCAAAAGAGTCAGCTCGTATGTTACAAGGTATGATACAACAAATAAATCAAAATATACAAAAAACATTTAAGATTAGTAGACCTAACTTTTTAAAGATGAGTAAAGTTCAAGATTTTGGTAAAAAGAAATCAGCGTTTTTAAATAAATTGAATAAACTACAATCTCAATATGGACTAAAAAATAGTGATAGATTAGGTATGTATCACGAATCATTTTGGAAAGAGTACGTATTCAATGCAGGTAAACAATTTAAAGTGAATATCAAACCAGACCAATTTATTAAATTGGTTAATCGTTGGGCATACTTTGATAAGTCTTATAAGATACCACAAATTAAGAAAGATTTCTCACAAAGTCAAGACTTTTTAAATTGGATATTAAAAACAGACAAACTCGACCACAATAAGATGTGGAAACAAAATATCAAACCATTTGAAATTTTATTCTTTCAAGTTGGTGCAGAAATATTGAAAAATATCTCAGGTTTCTTAGCAGTGTCACCTGACAAAGCAGTTCAAAAAATTAGACAAGATATGTTACGTGCATTAAAAGATTTACAAAAACCCGATAACATAGAAAAATTAAATAAATTAAAAATACAAATAGAAAAATTAGAAGCTATTGGTGGAACGAGTGCAATCGTTCCAAGTGAAGGACTTGTATTTAAATACAAAGGTAATATATACAAATTCACAGGAGCATTTGCACCAATCAATCAAATATTAGGTAGTTTAAGATTTTAAGGAGTTATAATGGCAGGATATAGTAAAGATTCAGAAAGACAGAATAAAGCATTAAAGGACTTAATGCAAGGTAAAGAGCATGTCAAAGATTATGTTCAAGTAGGATACGAGGGTAAAACACCAGAAAATAAAGGTGGTGAGACAAGAAAATCAGAACTAACAGATATAATGTCTGAAGTAAGAATGCCTTGGTTTTGTCCCGAATGTAAAAAAGCAATGAAGAAAAAACTTGATGATAAGTTTTGGAGAATGATGGGACATTGTTTTGATTGTCAAGTTGATATGGAAAACAAACTTAGAGTTAAAGGTAAGTTTGATGATTGGGCACAACAGAAAATGTTAGAAAATCAAAAGTCATATCTAAAAGACTTAGAACAATCTATTGACGAATTTGAAAATACAGGTGGTAAAAAAACTTGGTTAAATAATGTAGGTGTAAATACACCAGAACTTGAAAAAGAAAAATGGGAAATGGGTAAAGACAAGTTTGAGAAAAATGTCCAAGAGGCAAGAGATTTTATACGAGAGAAAAAAGAAATCGTAGAAGAAGCAGAACAACAACTAACAGGAGTATAACAATGGGTAATATCATACAGATGATAATGAATCTATTCTTTGGTGGCAATCAAAAGAAAGAAGTCAAAGAACTTGATAAAGCTATTAAAGTTAAAGACAACGAAGTTAAAGAACTTGAACAAGAAGTAAAAGTTCTTGAAGCAAAGAAGAAAGTTAACAAAAAAGAAGTAGCAAAACTTAAAAGAAAAGTAACCACTACTAAGAAACAAATCGAAAAGGCATCAGAAGCAGTAAAAGAAGATAATGCAGATGACGCAGTAAAATTTTTGAAGAAGTTTTCTAAATAGTATATATTTATATATATGAGATATATTATATACATATTGTTATTGGGAACATTGTTTTCTCAAGAAGTTGATACAACTAAAACCTATACCTTTACAGAGGAAGAAGTTTTAGCATTCACAAACGAAATCAAAACATTAGAACTAAAAGATAGTTTAAATGTTTCTTTGGTTGGAGATTTGGAATCACAATTACAACTCTTTGAAGAAAACTCTGCAATAGATTCTATGTTGATTGCAAATAAAACTCTACAAATTAATCTACTTAAAGACACTAACGAACTACTTGAACAAAAAGTAAAACTTGTCCAACCTAAATGGTATGAGAATAAATGGTTATACTTTACATTTGGAGTAGTTGCAACAGCAGGTTCAGTTAAACTTGCAGGTCAAATAGTAGACTAATGGCAGAGCAGATAAAAGAAGTAATCAAACAAGAATATGTCAAGTCTGCACAAGACCCGGCATACTTTATGAAAAAGTATTGTATGATACAACACCCGATACGAGGAAAGATTCCTTTTGAATTGTATGATTTCCAAGAGAAGTCAGTTCACGAATTTAAAGATAATCGTTTTAACATTATTTTAAAAGCTCGTCAGTTAGGAATATCAACATTAACAGCAGGGTATGCTTTATGGATGATGACTTTTCACCAAGACAAAAATGTTTTGGTGATTGCAACCAAACAAGAAGTAGCAAAAAACTTGGTAACGAAAGTTCGTGTTATGCACGCAAATTTACCGAGTTGGTTAAAACAGAAGTGTGTTGAAGATAACAAATTAAATCTACGATATATGAATGGTTCACAGATTAAAGCAGTATCATCAGGTCCAGAAGCAGCTCGTTCAGAAGCTCTATCATTATTGATATTAGATGAGGCGGCATTCATTGATAAGATTGATGACATATGGACAGCAGCACAATCCACATTGACTACTGGTGGTAGTTGTATTGCATTGTCAACACCAAATGGTGTGGGTAATTGGTTCCACAAACAATGGGTAGATGCGGAAGACGCTCGTGGTATGTTTAACCCGATTAAATTACATTGGACCGTGCACCCAGATAGAGGACAAGAGTGGAGAGATGAGCAAGATACTTTATTAGGTCCAAGTGGAGCTACACAGGAATGTGATTGTGACTTCTTAACTTCTGGAACGGGTGTAATTGACGCAGTAATATTAGAAGAATTAAGAAAATCATATTGTATTGAACCAGTAGAGAAACGAGGTATCGATAGTAATATGTGGGTTTGGGAACAACCAAACTACAATAAAGATTATATTGTATGTGCAGATGTTGGTCGTGGAGATAGTGCAGACTATTCTGCTTTTCACGTCATAGAGTTAGAAAGTTTAACTCAGGTAGCAGAATACAAAGGTAGAATAAATACTAAAGATTTTGGAAATATGTTGGTTTCAGTAGCAACAGAATACAACGATGCTCTACTTATAGTAGAGAACAATAATATTGGTTGGGCAACAATCCAACAAATTATAGATAGGGATTATCCTAATCTATTTTATACAAGTAAAGACTTACAATATGTTGATGTTCAACACCAAGTGACGAACAAACATTATCGTGAAGAAAGGAAAATGGTTGCTGGTTTTTCAACGACTTCTAAGACCAGACCACTAATTATTAGTAAGTTAGAAGAATTTTTTAGAGAGAAAAGTGTAGTGGTTCGTAGTAATCGTTTGATTGATGAATTACAGACTTTTGTCTATATAAATAACAGAGCGGAAGCAATGCGAGGATACAATGATGACCTCGTTATGTCTTTTGCAATTGGACTTTGGGTTCGTGATACTGCATTAAGATTACGAACACAAGGTGTAGAATTAACAAAGAAAACCTTATCCAAAATGATGGATAATGAAGGTATATACACCAACGAAGACATCAATAAAAATGATAGTTGGGAGTGGGAAACAGGTAAAGAAAAAGAGTCCTTAGATTGGCTCTTATAAAAGTGAGGTAAAAAATGGCAGATAAATCATTATTTGGAAGACTACAACGATTATTCAGTACAAATGTAATCGTAAGAAATGTAGGTGGTAAAAAATTAAAGATAGCCGATACAGACCAAGTGCAAAAACAAGTTAAATCACATTTGGTTGATAGATATTCTAAATTGCATACCAATTTAGATTTAGTAGGAACAGGGTATTCAACCGTCCATCAAGTTATGGCGGCAAGGTTAGCATTGTTTAAAGATTATGAATCAATGGATAGTGACCCAATCATTTCAAGTGCATTGGATATATATTCAGATGAGTCAACAATGAAAGGTCAATATGGACAAGTCATTGATGTTAAATCAGATAACGATAATATCAAAGAAATTTTAAATAATTTATTTTATGACATAATGAACATTGAGTTCAACCTATGGCCTTGGGTTCGTAATATGGTTAAGTATGGTGATTTCTTTTTACACTTAGACATTAATGAAAAATACGGAATTACAAATGTAGTTCCACTTTCACCTTATGAAGTCATAAGAGCAGAGGGAGAAGACCCAGAAAATCCTTACTACACTAAGTTCTACTTAGAAAGTATCGAAGGAGCACACCCTTACTTCGGACAAAAGTCAAGTGGTCAGGGAAAAATAGAATTTGAAAACTTCCAAATAGCACACTTCAGATTAGCAAACGATAGTAACTTCTTACCTTATGGTAAATCTATGGTTGAGTCTACGAGAAAGATTTGGAAACAATTAACACTTATGGAAGACGCTATGTTAATTCACAGAATTATGAGAGCACCTTCTAAACGAGTATTCAAAATAGATATTGGTAATATACCACCAGCAGAAGTTGATAACTATATGCAAAGAATTATTAACAAAATGAAAAAGACACCAATCATTGATGAAAATACTGGTGAGTATAATTTAAAATACAATATGCAAAACTTAACAGAAGACTTCTTTATGCCAGTTCGTGGTGGAGATAGTGGAACTGAAATAAGTGAGTTGAGTGGTATTGATTATGATTCAACAGAAGAC